AGAACGGCTGGCGGTTTGTGAACGCTGTTTCAGATTTTGCCACCCATGCAGACCCCATCCGCAAGACCCGGAACTACAATGAAAATCTGTTTTTGCGCACCGCAGAGGGCAATCCGATGATTGATAAAGCTTATAAGATGGTGCTGGCCGCAGCATAAAGGAGCGAATCATGAACGATGTAAGCAACCGGGCCGTTCGGGAATTTTCTGAGTTCCTTGATAGTGTCGAGAAGAATTTTCCGAAACCTATTTCCAGTACGGCCTATGAAATTACGATGAAAAGCACAATCGTCAGTGCTTTAATCACGCTGGATACCGAAAAGAAGATGGATGAGCGTTTCTGGAACCATCTTCGGGTGCAGCGGAACATTCTGGATTTCCTGTATACCCTGTGGCTGGATGATGACCGCACCTTGGTGGACGCGTTTTCCACTATTATCAAAGACTTGGTGGAATATGATTTCTCTATCGCAGAAGAACAGCTGAAAGAGAGGCTGAACATTGCATGAAAAGGCTTGTATCTACATTGAATTTGACCAAAGAAGCTTGGCTTCGCTATCGCAAATGTGGCATTACCGGCACGGATGCTGGTGCCATTTTGGGCCTGAATCCGTATCGTTCTGCATTTCAGGTATATCACGATAAAATCAGCGATACCATTGAGAATATCGACAACGAGGCCATGCGGCAGGGTCGTGACTTGGAGGATTATGTGGCGCAGCGGTTTTCCGAAGAAACAGGCTTTAAGGTGCGTAGGGCAAACGCTATCTATCAGAGCGAGGAACATCCGCTGCTTCTGGCAGACTTTGACCGCCTGATCGTTGGGCAGAAGGCCGGACTGGAGTGCAAGACGGTCTCGCCTTTCTCTGCGGACAAGTGGGCGGATGGCAAAATCCCTACACATTACATGGCTCAGGTCAATCACTATCTGGCTGTCAGCGGTTTTGACTGCTGGTACATTGCTGCTCTGATTTTTGGGAAGGAGCTGGTGATTCACAAGATCACAACCGACCAAGAAGTTCTGAACAACCTCATTGCCAAGGAAGAACACTTCTGGAAATACAACGTGATGCCCGAAATTCCGCCTGTACCTACCGGAAGCGAAGGGGATACACAGCAGATCCATCAGCTGTACTCTGCAGATGATCGAAACAAAACTGCCGATCTGAATCCCATCCGCAATCTGTTGGATAAGCGGCAGGAGCTTTCTGATCAAATCGAGCAGATGGAACAGGAGAAAACGGCCATCGAGCAACAGGTCAAGCTGCAAATGCAGGATGCCGCTTATGGCACAGCACCGGGCTATAAGGTATCGTGGGTATCCTCCGAAAGTAAGCGTGTGGATTCCCAACGTCTGCGGAAAGAACAGCCGGACATTTTCAACCAGTACAGCAAAAATGTAAGCAGCCGCAGGTTCACCATCGTTCATGCGGCATAATTGTATGGCGGCAGAGAGCAGCTTCTCTGCCGCCTTTTTTCTTGGAGGTTTGATTATGGCTACAGAAAATCCATTCGTAAAATTATTTGCTATCGACTTCAAAGATCATCTGGAAGTCAAAAAATCCGGCAACACGGAACTGAAATATGTAAGCTGGGCGTATGCTTGGGCGGAGGTAAAAAAGCTATATCCTGCTGCCAGCTACGAGGTCAAGAAATTCAACGGCCTGTCCTATGTTTATGACCCCATAACCGGCTTTATGGTGTACACCTCGGTCACGATTGAGGGAGTTTCTCACGAAATATGGCTGCCTGTACTGGATGGCGCAAACAAAGCCATGAAAGCTGTGCCTTACACCTATACCACCCCGAAATGGGACTACAATCCTCAGACCCGCCGCCGTGAAAAGATCGGCATGGAAGAACGTACCGTAGAAGCAGCCTCCATGTTCGATGTGAATAAGGCTATCATGCGGTGCTTGGTGAAGAACCTTGCTATGTTTGGCCTTGGCCTGTACGTTTATGCCGGAGAAGATTTGCCGGAGGATGCCGCACCGCAGCCGGAGGCAGAACCGCAAAAGCAGCCGAAACCGAAATCCACCAGCCAGAAGCAGGAACAGCCGCCTGTGCCCTGCATCTGCGCCCGGTGCAATCAGCCCATCAAGAGGGTCAAGCTGAAGGATGGCTCCATCATGCAGGCGGCAGAGTTTGCAGCCACCCATGAGGGGATGTGCGCAGACTGCTATAAGGCAACCAGATTGAACGTAGCATAATAAAACTGCTCTATTTCGATGTCACTTGATTCTTGTATGATTCTATATTTCATGGTACACTTACAGTAGTAAGTTCTGAAAGCTCACCTCTGTGAGCGGAAAGGAGCATTGCATGAAAGATTTAATGTTTCCTGTTGGAATCTCGAATTTTGAGAAGATTCGAGAAGGCGGGTATTATTATATCGACAAGACCAATCTAATTTCTGAACTTCTTAGCGGAGGTATCGCTGAAGTAACATTGATCACTCGTCCTCGCCGTTTCGGAAAATCCCTTGGTATGAGCACTCTCGCAAATTTTCTGGACATCCGCAAAGACAGCAAGCAGATGTTTGAGGGATTGGCGATTTCCCAAAACACAGAACTTTGCCAAAAATGGATGAACCAGTGTCCTGTGGTATTTTTCTCTTTCAAGGACACGGACGGTCTGACCTTTGAAAGTGCCTATGGAATGCTGCGCATGAAACTGGCATTTGCATTTCAGGATTATCAGTTTCTTTTGGATGACGATGCTATTTCCGACGATGACAAAGGCATCTTTAAGCGGATTCTGGGACGCACTGCATCTATGGATGAAACCAAAAGCTGCTTTTTGCTGTTGACCCGGATGCTGGAAATCCATTTCAAAAAGTCGGCGGTCGTCATCCTGGATGAGTATGATGTTCCCATTGCCAAAGCCAGCAGCAACGGATATTATTCGCAGATGCTGGACGTGATGCGGGCTATGATGAGCACCACGCTCAAAGACAATACTTCGCTTGACTTTGCTGTTATTACCGGCTGCCTGAAAATTGCAAAAGAAAGCATCTTTACCGGGACGAACAATTTTGTTTCGGATACGATTCTTTCTCCCCGGTTGAGCGAATCCTTTGGTTTTACACAGGCAGATGTAGATCAAATGCTGAAAGATGCTGATCTTGAATCGCAGTCTGCTGAAATCAAGGCATGGTACGACGGTTATCATTTTGGCGATGCAGACATTTATTGCCCGTGGGACGTGATCAGTTATCTGCGGGATTTCCAGTATGGTGTAACACAGAAGCCGAAAAGCTATTGGAAAAACACCAGTGATAACGCCATCATCCGTTCCTTCATCGACTATGCAGGCGACAATATCACCACAAAGCTCGAAACGCTGATGGCTGGCGGCTCCATCGTTCAGCATATTGAAGAAAACCTGACCTACGATTATCTGCACTCCTCGGAGGAAAATCTTTGGAGTGTGCTGTATCTGACAGGCTATCTGACCAAGGTGCGGGATAAGGATCTGACAGATTCGCTGCCGGATGGCTGCGCTGCGCTGATGATTCCCAATGCAGAGATTCGGGAAATTTTTGAAACCACTGTAAGCAAATGGTTTGACGACAGTGCAAAGGCATGGAACCGCAGCCCGTTGTTTGATGCAGTCTGGAGCGTAAACAACGAAGCTCTGACAAAGGAAATGACCAAGCTGCTGCGCATGACCATCAGCTACCACGACTACCGGGAGGATTTTTACCACGCTTTCCTTGCAGGCATCTTTACTGGTGCTGGCTATGTGGTAGAATCCAACAAAGAGCATGGCGAGGGGCGCAGTGATGTTATTGTAAAGGACATCCGCAATGGCCGTGTGGCAATTTTTGAAGCCAAGTATGCCAAAACTCTGGATGCTCTGCCGGATGCCTGTGATACTGCCATTCAGCAGATCAATGACCGGATGTATGCAGCGGATTTCCGGGATGACTATGATGACATCCTCTGTTATGGCATCGCATTCTTCAAAAAGCGCTGCATGGTAAGAAAAAAATAATTATCTACTGGGGGAGTGTCTTCGGATGCTCTCCCTTTACTTTTGCAGGGCAGTCCGTGTGGATTGTCCTGCTTCTTTATATAAGGAGAGGACAGATTATGACCTTTCATGCAATGACCGAACCCTACGAAGAGATCACGGTTTGCGGAAAGCCTGCGCTGTTCACCAGCATCCGCATCAAAAGGGATACCGTCCCGGATGGCCTGTATACCTACGATATCCGGCATGATGATGAGTGCCGGGGCATTCCTTGTGAAATCGCACCCTTTGTGATGGTCAACCACTGGGGTACTATCATCCCTGCGGAACCGCTGGAACTGCCGGACGATGGGCGGCGATATATTGATGAGGATACCAACTGGAACTACGCGCCCTGGGATCATTAAGAAGCGGACTCCGAACGATCCTCGACCGATTCGGCGGTCATTCATATCTTGCTATGATTTCAAGGCTATGACAGCATTACAAAAATGTCCGGGACACGCCAGAAGCCATGGCTGCTCCGAATGCCAATCCCAGACCCCCACACAGGTATTACGGTTATGAAAACAGTCGGCACTTAGGTTACCCGTGAAGAAGCCGAAACGGTTCGTGCTGAAATGATGAAACGCCCTGCCACACCATATCAGGATTCCGTTTCACTTTTGTGTATCAAAAAGCACGTAGGTACAAGAAAAAGCCGCTTACCTTTTCAGGTAAACGGCCTTACGTTTGGTGGAGCATTGTCCACAGCACTCGAACCCAACACCTCTTCACGGGAGATGGTTTTGGAATCGTCCGTGAAGTTGAAATTGA